AAGCCCATCGACGTTTCAAGCGGTGGGACGGGGCAATCAACACTGACCACAGCTAATGGAATCCTTGCAGCAGGGACAACCGCTACAGGGGCTATCCAAAATATTGGTACTGGGTCGGCAGGGCAGGTTTTGACGTCTAATGGAACTGGCTTACCGAGCTTTCAAGCAGCACCTGGGGGTGGAATAACTGGCCCAGGATCTTCAACAGATCGAGCAATTGCTACATGGAACGGCACAGGAGGAACAGCCCTATTTAATAACTCTGCCGTAACTATCGATAGTTCAGGACGTCAAACAAATACAGCACAGCCAGCATTCTTTGCATACCTATCGGGAAACCAAAATAATGCAACAGGGGACGGCACAACATACACCATTCCTTTCGATTCAGAGCTTTATGACCAAAATAGTAACTTTGCAGCTAACACATTCACTGCGCCTATTGCTGGTATATATCAGTTCAACTTTCAGATCAGTTTAGCAAACTTATCAGCTGGCCATAACGATGCTATCATAACTATCGGTGGAATCAATGCTACTCGTTTTAGCCCAATTGCCATTAATACAGGTGGGACAATTGTTACGCTAGGAGGGGCGGTATGCCGTTCATTAGCCGCAGGGGCAACCGTCACAATGGCAATTACTGTAAGCGGAAGCACCAAAACAGTAACCGTTGTAAGCAGTACTTCGAATACCGTCCTAAGCGGATTTAAAGCATGTTAAAAGACCTATTTGTGGAATCGTAACTTGAAATAAAAAACCCCGATGTAGCATGACCGCATCGGGGAAAAACACCTTTAAGGCTTCAATCTTACAGGGAGTCTTTTTCTGCCTGTACGGCAGTTTATTTCCATTTTTTGACACCCCCACGCTAGTGGGGAAGCGACTACAATATACCACACACCCTTGATACTAACAAACATTATCCTATTTAATTTCTACAATCTATTTAAGGATATAGCTACAGGGCAAAAAAAACCCCGAGGATCTAGGTCGGGGCAAATCTCAAAGGGACTTGAAAATAAAGGAAAAAACCTTAACCTTTGGGATTTAGTGAAATGGGGTAATCGTAGTCTAGGATCTCTTCAATCACTTTATCGCAGAGAATACGGGCGTTATTGTCGATTCCGATTTCAGAAATAAACTGTCTTAGAATGGTCACTGAGCTTTTTAATCTAGATGGGTCAATCGCATCAATTTCGTCGAGGCCTAAACCCAACATGACCTTGATGAGGTCGATATGCTGTTGGGCCTGATCAAATACTTGTTTATTGATGACGAGGCTATTGGGGTTTTTAGAATTGACGGTTTTTACCCAAGATTCCATGAGCTCAATTTTCCAAAGGACTGTCTCCAAAAAGAAAACGCAAAACTCTACACGGGCTTGGATTTCTTCAGGGGTAGCTTTATGGAGTGGGATCAAAAGGTTTTGGTCATCATCTTCAAATTTAATGATTGGAGCTTCAAATAGGCAACGATCGATCGCCCCCAAAATGGGTACATCAGTTTTGAAGGAGCCAATACAGGACACACAAAACAAAGGAGCGATCAACCGCCACATAAAATTCCCTTTCCAAAAAACAACAACGACAACCGATCTTTGTTGTTCTTTACACTAATAAAAGTGCCCCTATATACGCCTTTTGATCAAGTTTATATAGGGACATGAGCTATAAAAGCGGGCCCGGAGGAAGTTTTTTCGGGAGAACTTATCTAAGCCCGCAAAAGAACAATAACACTTATGTAATTATAATGAACAGTTTTTTTCTTTCGTTATAATAAAATGGTGCCCTCTCTCCTTGGTATAGGGTAAAAGATCCATCCCATCTTCGATCATTTTTTTATAGTCGTAGGTTACGGCATTCGCCTTTCTTTTGACCTGATAGTTAAAACAGCGGTATTGTGCCCCCTCTTTTACCAGTTCTTTTTTTAGGGCGTCCTCTTCTTCAGCCAAGATCTTTTGAGCCTGTTTGATCTCCATATACCGATCGAATTTAGTTTTTAACTCTTCGTCATCGTTCTGGATAAAATCGGCGTTAGGCACTTCAGGACGGGTGAGTGTCTTGACATTTACCCAAAACTGCATCGCCTTTTCGTGCATTTCTTTGTGAAGTTCTGGATCAGCGTTGACCCCAATCAAGTGACAGGATTGGAGAGCCTTATCCCATACCGCTAGAAACCCTTTAGAACAGCCTGTAATGAAGAGTTGCCATTGAAGCTGGTGTATCCAATATAAAGGGACTTGATCGAATAGGCGGGCATCTGATGCCTTTTTAACGCTATAGGGGCATTTGATTTCATAAATTACATTGTGCAAGGCGTCATAGCCATCCAAACTGCATCTAGCGATCTCTGATGACTCATTGACCACACAGAGGGGTTTGAGTTCAATCCCTTGATTATGTTCGATCCAAGCCCTTGCAAACGGCTCCTGTTCGGAACCGTAAGTCATGGCCATATTGACCTCTACGTTTTCATAGAGGTTGATCTTTTCTTCCCAAAGCTGAAGGATGGTCTTGTAGGGGTTTGACCCCATAAGGACGGTGATATCGGTAGCCGTTACCCCATCAAACCGCCATTGCTTCCATTCTTCGGATCTTTGTTCTAAGTGAATGATTTGCATAGGTATCCTCAGAATGGGATTTCGTCATCGTTGACGGATAATTTTTCGGAGCTAGACCAAGGTTTGGAATAGGATTCTTTTTGAGGTGCTTTTGGGCTCATGATGACGCTAATCGAATCGGGGAGGAGGTTCCAATAGTTTTTATTGGTGCGCTCATCGTGGGAGATATCGAAGGTTCCAGTGACACAGACCTTGGCCCCTTTCAAGAGGCTAGGTAGCAGTTTGTCGAACTGACTGCCAAAAATGGCAACCTCGACCCACTGGGTAACGAATTCCTTCTTTCTTCGGACGGACACCCCTACCGAGAATTTAATAATTTTAGTGTTGTCGGTTGTTTTATCGACGGGATCAGACCCTAAGTTTCCGATAATTGTAAGCTTCATCATAAGTGGCCCTTTTGGCTATTTATTCAGTTTGTTTTTTAGGTATTGAATACAGCTATTGTAATGTTGTCGAGGGATAAGAGAAAGTTCATCGACATTCGCCTTGTTGAGGAGTAGAGGCAAAAGATTTTGGTCTTGTTCGATATATTTTTCTAATTCTCCGATCTGCGCCGAGGTCAATGTTTCATCGGGTTTTCTCTCTTCAGCGTTTTTGCGATCCTGTTCCCCGTCATCGTCCTCAGTGGCAAGACAGATAATAGAACTATAGCTATATTTTCTAGCGTAAGTAATTGCAGCTCCTAGCCCTTGCATATCGTTTTTAGAGGGTTTAATCTCCATGGAGCTCTCAATATATTGGCCAGACATATGGGCAAGACGAGTGGTCAAAAAGATTTTATCTTCTTTAGTGTTGACCATCTGAAGAACGCATAGACCGTTTTTTACAAGATAAGGCCTAGAGGCGACCACACAGGATTCAAGATCGGCATATTTTGTTTTCAAATGAGGATTATTGGAGTCCTTTTTAGCCCCTTGCATTTCGGCTTGGGTTTTTACCAAAGCCTCGTAGAGAAGGTTTAGTGATTCGGAATGATGTACCATTTTATTTTATCTTCCTTTTTATTGTGATATTAAGTTTAATGATAGGGTAAATAATAATCAATGAGTTTTTTATGAATGAACATTCACCATCTCCAACGAGGGAGGAAACCCTAAGGAAGAAGCATCATGAGATTTTGATGCAAGTGGCCTATGCCTTGAAGGATTTAGAGACCCAGCCGGAAAAGAGGGTTTATATCACCCAAAAATTGAAGCACTTAAGAAAGATGTTTTGTGAGTTGATCCCTCCCCATGAAATCAGGAAAAGGGGCAATCGGACTTTAACCAAGGCAAAAATATCCGTCATGCAAGAGGCCAGAAAAATCAATGCCGAGAAAAGAAAAATCGAGTTTCAGCAATTAATGAGCCAATTCAGGTTAAAAAACATGAGCTTGTCGGTCATTTTCGATATTGAGACCTCAAGCAAGCAGTCGATTCGGAACTTTATTGGGGGTAGAGCCATCCCTACAGAACGCTTTTTAGGACGGTTTAGGAGTCTGGTCAAGAATTCTTAATTGAAAAAAAAAGAGCTGAGGTTTTATGCTCAGCCCTATCATCAAAGTAAATACATTTAAACCTACCCTAGGTTTTAAAGATAGGGAAAAGTTTGAAAAAGCGCCGAGAAGCGCGCCAGAGCCCAAAAAAAATAGGGCGAGAATACCGAACCGTCGCAAATCTACCCCCACTCTAAAGGTTATCGGCCTCAAAGAGTGTTCCCACCAAAAGCCCCAATACCTCAAAAAGACCCACAACAACAAACTTCCCAGAGGTTGTGATGTCAGAAACTTCTTACAAAATAAGAATCTTCGGAAAAGATCGATCGAGATCGCCAAGATCTTAAACCGCAAATGCTCCATGAAGGGCTTCACCTCCATCACCACAGAGACTTTCAGAAGGCAACACACCCAAATAGCAGGATCAAAAAGAACTTTCTACTACCATTTAAAATATCTCTTTGAAAATCATGTGATTTGCATTATTGACGACTACTATGACCCCCAAACAGGCACCCAAAGAAGGATCATAGTAACGGCAGAGTACTACCACAAAGCCCTCGATTACTTCAATTCCATGAGGGATAGTGAAGATCCCAGAATGGAATGTAGAGTGGGGCAAAAAATCTGTAAAATGATCAAGTCTTGGTTCGAAAAACACCCAGTAGTTTTAGCAGGTTCTTCCGAGGAGAAAGGGTTAAAAAATTGCACACATTTAAGTATATATAATTCTAAAGATTCAATGCTTAAAAATGCGCCCCCGGCAGGGCCCGCGGAGCGAGTAAAACCTCTTTTTAAAAAAACAACACCCAACAAAACCTCATCCACTACAAAGACAAACCGGACTAACAGTTTAAAATCAGCAAAAAAATCCAAAAAAATTAGATACAAGCTGACCGATTTTGATAAAAAACAGATGGAAGCATTTGTTAGGAAACAAAACCGGATCCAATGTGGCCTTGATGACCTTATACTCGTGATCCAAACCTTCAAAAAAGGGTACAGGTTGTCACAAACAGGTCAAACTAACGTTCAAAAACCAAAATCACAACCAAACAAAACGATTGTAATAGAAGAAACTTTTATAGAATTCGAAAAAAAGCCTATAATAGAAGAAGTTATAGCTTTTGAGGACGATATGTTAGATCCAATTACTTTTGAAGATACCGAAAACTTTACCAGACCAAGAAGTTTCGACCCCACGGGATTCACCGAGGAAGAGCTTATGATCTTGGACATGACTGCCAAAAATCTAAGGAAGGCTCAGGAGTACCACTCTAAAAATTTGATAGCTACAAGGATAAACTATGCCCGAACCTAAGAGTATGCAAGATCTATACAAAAAGTACCAAGACAAGGGGTTGAGGGACTTTTGTGACACAATCTCAATCCACAAGTTAAAAATTATCAAGGCGTTTTTGATTGAGTTTGAAAAGGATATCGAGCAGATAGTACACCTAGTACCCTACCTCAAAAAGGGCCTAGAAGAAGGGTATTTAGAGAGAAACCTCTACAAAAAAAGGGCAAAGGAGAAAAACACCCAATTTTTAGATAAACAGCAACAACAACCTACATTTCCTAACCATAAGCGGCTCATACAGGCCATTCAATTACAGATGGATAAAACAGGGCCCTACAATAAGATAGACCCTAAAACACAAAAAATCCGGATGAATCTTCGGATACATGCAGAGGATCTGATCTGTTCTTTTAGCTTTGAAACAGAGGATAAAGATAAATTTTGTAGCGGCGTTTTGGAATACAAAGATAAAAATTTTATCCCTTATATCAAACAATACATTTCACAACTTGAAATCCCCTGTAATCCTGATATACTCCAACTTTTAAGGAGTTTAGAGCCAAAGGACTAAGCATGGAAGGAATGTTAACCTTACTGATACCCGGGCCCCCGACTCCGTGGTCAGCCCCCATGTTTTCTAAATTTAAGGTCTATGACAAAAGGTGCAAAGAGAAAGATGACGCCAGAAGGTCTTTGAGAACTCAGTACCAAGCCGGTTTGATCACCTACCCTGTTAAAATAAAATTTCAATTTTACATGCCAATACCCAAAAGCACCTCAAAAGCGGCCAAAGAGGCCATGATCCATAACATGATACCCCACGTCAAAAAACCAGATCTATCAAACCTAGTCAAATTTGCCGAGGATATGCTTAAGGGGATTGTTTTGATTGATGATAACCTTGTAACCAAGATCATCGCTATGAAGTGCTACTCGATTGATCCTAAAACCGTAATGACCATAAGCCCTTACGGCGGTTAAAAACCTTTTTTAGCAACTTATCCCTTGATAAGAGCCTAAGTGAGCAGAAGGCATTACTAAAAAAGGATCAAGCAACGTTGCCCACTATTTGGATAAAATTTCTTTTAGCTTTTCAAACCAATAGATCATTTGGTGTTTGTTCTCATTTTTTATAGCTTTGATCAATTCGTACTTGGCTAATTTTTTGTTAGGAACGTCAAAAAGCTCAAGGATTTTTTTGGTGTCATTTGCCAACGCATAAGTTTTGACTAATTCCAAATCTATTTTCAATTGACCATTTGGTCTTCGTATTGATCGCTCGTTGTGTGATGCATATTCAATAGGTTCGCGGTCAAGAATTTGTGTTATAAGGGTATTCAAATAAAGTTCGGGATCTTTACGAAGAATTTGTCTTTGCATACCTAAAATTCTCCACTTGTTATTGAAACTTATAAATTTGAAGATCTCACTTTCCCCAGTGACTTTTAATTTTTTTTTGGCCATCTCTAGTGCTTTTTCAAGCTTTTCTTGGACAGTTAAATTTTTTTCTACAACAGGAGGGGGTGCAACCTTAAGTTGGGGATTTCTAAGATTCAAGTAAGCTTCAAGATCGTAGTCGAATAAATTTTTTTCCATGAGTGTCCTTTTAGATTTGGAATGGTAAAATCTTACGTTAAATGATAGCAATAATATGTTAATATTATCAAACTAATCTTAGTTAAAAAGTTGGAAAAATTATTTTTTATGATCCTTATCTTTAAAATATTCGGCTAAAAAATTTAGATGTTTCGTATTTAAATATATCCAAGATTGAGACTGATGATTTTTTCTTATTTTCAAAAATTTCTTTGTCATGGTAATTATAATAAGCTAAGTAAGTTTTATCTGACTTTTCCCAAAATTCAACCCTCTCTACGTGTATTTTATTCTCGGGAAATTCTCCATAGAAAAATCTCCAACCATTAAAACCATCACTATGACTAAATTCACCATTAGCTGAACCAAAATTCCTACCAAATTTATCAGTGAACCCTTGATGTATGGGTTTATTTTGGGAACAAATTTTTGGAGGATTTTTATCAGTTGGTTTATGCCTGAAAAAAGTTTTTGCTCTTCCGTTTCCAAATTCTATTTCGAGTACCCAAAAGGTCATCCCTTTTATTTCACAAGTATACCAACAAGCTTGATCGCTATAGCGCGTAAAAACACCTTGTCCCTTACCTTTTTCTACTTCTACTTCCTCTCCATCTTTGATAACAAACTCTTTCTCAACAATAGTACAAAAAATAGGAGATCCTAAAAGAGAACCAGCCAAAAAACCCTTAAGAAGAAAATATTTAAAAAAACCCATAACAAACCAAAAAATTTATATTATATAATAATGATAAGATTGTTAAAAAGCAAGAAAATAAACATTAAACGTAAACAAAATTAAGATTTAACAAAAATTCCCTTTTATGTATTTTAAAGCCAAAGGGATAAGCTCATGAAAAGCGAACACATCGCTAGAAAAAGAATCGAATTGAAAAATCTCGAGGAAGAACAACGTTCTTACTATAGGCCGATTGAAATCGATTGGGAAGAAGTTAAGAGACTTTTGCGGTGTGGTTGCGACGGAATTCAAATAGCCGCATCCATGGGCTTCGGTGAAGATCACTTATATAATCGTTGCAGAATTGATAATAATATTGAATGGGCCCGCTTTAAAAGAAATCATCAGCAAGTAGGCGTGAAGGAGATTTTAGAGACCCAACACGAGGTCGCAATTCGCTCCAAAGATCGTCAAATGCTCATATGGCTGGGTAAAGTCCGCGCGGGTCAGTATGAAGCTGGAACGCAAATAAACACTGCTCACGAGCCTCACGCTTTGAAGATTTTTAAGATGCTAGCAGGCGAGGTGGAAAAGAGCGTATAGGATCATTCCACCGTAAAGGTAACAGTCGATTACGTCTCTATTTTTCCCTTGAAATAATTCATTCAAGAAAACTGCTATCAGCACATAAAGAGCAAAAAAGATCATCTATACGCCCGGAATCTGTATAAGCCACAAAAGGCGGTTTACTTCAATAATGTCTACACACACAACAATCACACCCCGAGTCTGAAAATAACCAGATTAAAAAAATTACTCCTAGCAAGCTCATGAATACCATTCCCTAGCTATGGAGTTTTCGTAAATATACATCGCCTCTTCGGCAAAGAAACGATCATAGTCTTTTTTCTCCCACTCCCGATTCCCTTCCCAAACTGTCAAAGTATATTTTTGATCGGAAAGAATTTTATTGTTTTCCTTTTCAATCACAAACTCAAGATCTGAATCCCATTTCTCAAGTGCTTCTTTCAAATCCCTAGCTTGATAAAACTGCTCAACGTATTTACGCGGATCACCGATCTCTTCGTAGGGCAAATTCTCTAGTCGAATTGACTCTGTGTATCTATCTTCAATCTCTAAATCGCAAAAATATTCCATAAATTCTCCCGTATCTATATTTAAATGCTATCATATGTTTAATGTTTATTGCAATAGATAACATTAAAATATCATTGCAAAAGATTTAAGGTCTTGTCTATGATCAACTTAAAAAAGGATTTATGACAATCGCTCAAATTCCGTTTTCCGAAAAGCAGAAGCTCAGCTTTAAAGAGTCCAAGGCTAAAATAAACATTTGGCAAGGGGCTGTTCGCTCTGGAAAAACTTATATTTCTCTCTGGCGCTTTTTAAAAGAAATAGTTGACAAAAAGGAGGAAGAGGGGGAGTTTTTAATGTTAGCGCGCACATATGATTCGATCAAAAGAAATATCGTGCCCGTGCTCCATACAATCATAGGCTCTGATCTTCAATACTTCATGGGAAAAAGGGAGATGTATATCTGGGGTAGATGCATACATCTCATAGGCTGTGATGATGAGCGAGCAGAGAGCAAATTAAGGGGTATGACAGCGCTTGGCGCTTATGTCGATGAAGCTTCGATACTCCCCGAGAGCGTTGTAAAGATGCTCGTTTCTCGCTGTGCGATGAAAGACGCAAAGATCTTTATGACTACAAACCCGGACTCGCCCTTTCACTGGTTAAAAAAAGACTTTATAGACGACAACGAGGATGTTAAGACTTGGCTTTTTACGCTCGATGACAACCCAGAAGTGACCCAAGAGACAAAAGAATATTTAAAAAGGCAGTATAGGGGCCTTTGGTATCAAAGATTTATTTTAGGAAACTGGGTGCAAGCCTCAGGGGCTATCTACGACTTCTTTGATCCAGCGGTGCACGTCGTTAAATCAATGACCCAACCGATTTACTCAGTCATCGGCATAGACTACGGCACAACGAACCCTACCGCTTTTGTGCTTGTCAGCTTCATGGGTGAAAGATTTCCGAAGATCATCGTTGAAAAAGAGTACTACTGGGACTCAAAAGAAAAACAACGACAAAAAACAGACGCTGAATATGCTCAGGACTTACAAAAGTTCACGTTTGGAAGGCGCATTAATGGGATTTATCTAGACCCTTCGGCCGCATCTTTTAAAACAGAATGCAATCGAGCAAATATCCGCACTCGCTACGCTGACAATGAGGTGATGGAGGGCATACGCTACGTTGCAAACATGATCTCTAGCGGTACTGTGAAAATACTTGATACTTGCCCCCGTTTGATTCAATCGATCCAGAGCTATGTTTGGGATTCCAAATCGATAACACGCGGTGAAGACAAGCCCCTGAAGCAAGACGATCACTTAGTCGATGCCCTACGCTACGCTATCTTTACGCATTTTTATAAACGGACGCAAATGGAAGTCGACTGGGACAAAGAGTACAAAGAAGCCATGGGCGAAAACACTCTCCCGGCCCCTTTTCAAGAGCCTTCAATGCACCACCAATATTTTTAGGAGTTTTTATGAGCTGGTTTTTTGGATTAAGTCTATTCATGATTTTGTCAGTAATGGTAATTGTAGCCGTTTTGTACATGCGATCGCTAGTTGACTACCTAACAAAATATATTGTCGAATTGCAGACATCTCAAACTAAATCTGAGCAGAAAATCCTCGAAGATTTTCACGCCTTACAACGTAAATTTACACTCCTAAAAGAGGATCATGAGCTCGTTAAAAAGGGGATCGAAGAGAAAAAAAATAAGAATCTTAATGCTAAAAAGTAGGCTCGTTTTTACTGGTATAATTTTTTTTTGATTAATTAAATAGGATTGGCTATTGTGTCGGGAAGTCACCCAAGGCTTTCAAATGACGATGTTTCCTCAGCTTTCTGACACATATTACACGGATAACGATCATAATATTCTGAAGTTGATGGACTACACATACGCGAAAAACATCACGATCAATCAATCTTTTTGGTCTGAAGCTGATGTCGATTCGCGTTTTGAAGCAGGTGATCAAACACTTTGGAATGATATTTACGGGAACCTTCCGGCCTTTAGGCGACGTCAATTTAACTTCAATCGCATCAAGCGCGTGATCAACATGGTCACAGGATATCAGCGCCAACATCGCAAAAGTACGATTGTAACAGCGGTCGAGGGTGCATCGGATCAAACAGCATCACAATTTACCAAAATATTATACAATCTAAACAACAGCAACGGTATATTAGAGACTATCTCGGATGCATTTCACGGGGCATGTATCACAGGGATGAATCTTCTTTCCGTAACAATGGATTACTCAAAAGATCCAGTCAACGGGGACATCCAAGTCAATAACAATGCCTACAATTCGTTTTTGATCGATCCCTACTTCAAGAAAATGGATCTATCAGATTGTAACAACGTTTGGTCAAGAAAATACGTTTCAAGAGCCCAAGCCAAAGCACTTTTGCCCGGTCGTGAAAAAGAGTTAGATTCAATGAAAGGTTGGGGCAATCGAGATGGAAAATTCCAGTTCATGCCCGAGGCGTACAATTACGGTATGCAAGATCTTCTGATCTACGATGAATTCTGGTATCTAGATACACGCAATCAAAAAATGCTCATCGATACGCAAACCGGCGAGTGCATGGAGTGGAAGGGCTCCGACAAAGATTTAAAAGAATACACAAGCATGTATCGGCAAATCATGGTTGTCGACAATCTTGTCCCTACTTGCAAGTTAGCGATTGTGGTTCAGGGCAAAGTAATGTACCACGGATTAAATCCCCTCAACATCGATAAATATCCGTTTGTGCCTGTTTTTGCTTACTACCAGCCCCAAATTCCGTATTTCCCTTGGCGTATACAGGGCATCACAAGGGGCCTTAGAGATTCTCAATATCTTTATAATCGTCGCAGGATTATCGAACTAGACATCTTAGAATCACAAATGACCTCCGGCTTCATTTATAAAGAAGATGCTCTAGTCAATCCAAAAGACGTGTTTATGCAAGGGCAAGGAAGAGGATTAGCGATCAAATCCGAAGCATCTATTGACGATGTAAGACGAATCGATCCGCCTCAAGTTCCACCCTCCATGATTCAACTTTCGCAGCTTCTAGCAAACGAAGTTAACGAGATCTCCGGCGTTAATGAAGAGCTTTTAGGAGCTGCAAAAGATGATCAATCGGGTATTTTATCGATGCTCAGGCAAGGTGCTGGACTGACAACACTACAGATCCTTTTCGATCATCTTGATCAAGCGCAAAAACTTTTAGGTAATGTTTGTGTCGAGCTTATCCAGAACAACTACACACCCGGAAAAGTTCGAAGAATCATCCAAGAGGAGCCATCGCCTGAGTTTTATAATCGCGCTTTCATGAAATATGATGCGGCTGTCGAAGAGGGTCTCAATACTACAACTCAAAAGCAGATGCAGTTTGCTCAACTTTTACAGTTAAAACAATTAGGTCTTCCGATCCCTTCGGATCAACTTCTCGAAGCCTCTTCGCTTCAAAACAAAGACAAGCTCATGAAGTCCCTCGCTGTGCAAGAGCAACTTCAACAACAGCAGGCGCAGCAGCAAGTTCAACTTCAGGCTCAAGTTTTACAAAGTCAAATTCAAGACACTCAAGCACGCGCTATGGCCAACCAAGGGCTTGGGATGGAAAGAATTTCTCGGATGGAGGAAAACCGTGCCTTGGCTGTCGAGCGCATGGCAGAAGCTCAAAAAGATCGGGATATGGGCGTATACGAAAGAATCCGCGCGGCAAAAGAGCTGACAGATATCGACTTGAAACAGCTCGAGAAGGCCCTCAATTTGATCAAGATTCTTCAGGAGCAATCTACTGATTTAACGCCCAAAGAAGCGCTAAAGCCGTCAGTATCTCCCGTACAATCCGAAATGCCAACTCAACCCCAGCCATCTTATGATCTTTCATCTATCTAGTTCGCACCCCCTTTTTATTTTAAAACGATATTTTGCTTCGCAAGATACCCTTAAAATGTTTATTTTAAACTTATGGCACAAGTTGCAAAAGAAAATTACGTTTAAATCATTACTCAAGGAACTTCGGTTAATAAGAATTGACCCTGTCAAGTGCCCCGAGTATAAAAAACTTTTTACCACAATTTGAGGTACTTATGAAAAAGAAATATGCACAGTCTTACAAAGATAGAAAAGACGAGCATGAGGCAATGGAGAAAAATTTCCGCAAAGGGATGAAATCCGATTCTTTCGTTACAGGCAATGATCCGATGGTCGGTAGAGGGGATTACGCTAACCTTCCCCAACAAGTAATGATGAAGCAATATCCACGCTCACCAGAGCTAAGAGGCGGATATCTTGATGATTCAATCGAAGGAATCGACGAGATCAACTCTTACAGCGAGCGCCAAGCAGACCGCTTTAGATCCTACCAAAAATAGTATGGTCGGTATACCAAAAGAGGGAAAAGCCCGAAAAGTTGCCATGAAAATCATGAGACAGACGGGCTTGGAGAAAAAAAACCTGAAGGCTATGCAGAAGGACAAAAACAAGCCTTTAGATATGCCATATTTGCAACATTAGGTTTTCAAATGAAACAGGGATATTTAGACAGATTAAAAGAGTCTTTGGCTATGCGTAAAGGCCCAAAAAAGCAATCTTTGAAGGCGAGAGCTGATGAATCTGAAGCAATGGAAAAGAAATCTGGTCGAAAAGCTTTCTCAAGCGTTAAGACGATGGACAAAGGCTCTAAAAAACTTTCTGGACTAAGTAAGGAGCATGCGAAAGAATATGAGAAATATTCGCCCGCTCAGCTCAAAAAGCACATGAAGGGTGAAAAAGCTCTTCTTACCATTAAATTAATGGCTAAAAAGAAGAAGTAAATGGCTAAAAAAAAATTGTGGATCCAAGAAGCCCTTCCCCCCTCTTCAAAGGGAAAACTGCACAAGCAGATGGGTGTTCCTGCGGGAAAAAAAATCCCTCTAGGCAAATTGGAAAAGGCTGCCAAAAAAGGCGGCGTACTCGGTAAAAGGGCAAACTTAGCGTTAACGTTAAGAGGTTTTAAACGTGGGAAGTAGTCCTCTTCCCTTCCTTGCTGTTTTTGCTCCGTTTAGTGAATGGCGGTGCAAAGACGGCGGGTTTCAATTCAAGCGGTAGGTGATCCATGCACAAAAAAACACACGTCTATAAATCCAAAAAAACAACACCAACACCAAGCAATCCTTCTTTGTATTCAACGGTAAAGGCTGAGGCCAAAAAAAAGTTCAAGGTCTACCCTTCCGCTTATGCTAACGCATGGCTTGTCAAAGAGTACAAAAAAAGGGGTGGTGGCTATGAGTCTTAAAAAATGGTTCGCTGAAAAATGGGTCAATATTGGTGCAAAGCGCAAGGATGGGTCTTACGAGCCTTGTGGTCGTTCAAAAGCAAAACTTGAGTCAAAGGGTTATCCGAAATGTGTACCGCTGGCAAAAGCTAAAGAAATGAGCCCTTCTGAAATTAAATCGGCCGTTCAGCGTAAAAGATCAAAAAAACAGGGTGTTGGGGGAAAACCAACAAGGGTGAAAACAGATGCACCTACTCGCACTAAATCATCACGTTAAAGTTTTTGGAGATACACCATGGCAAAATACAAAACACCAGCTTGGCAAAGAGCTGAAGGAAAGTCGAAATCTGGCGGTCTATCAAAAAAGGGAATTGAATCCTACAGACGAGAGAATCCGGGTTCTAAGCTTGCTATGGCTGTAACCGAAAAAGATCCGGGCCCTAAAAGAGAAGCTCGTAGAAAGTCGTATTGTGCAAGGTCGGAAGGGCAAATGAAGATGTTTCCAAAAGCAGCAGCCGATCCAAAATCACGTCTAAGGCTAGCTCGTAAAAAATGGCGTTGTGAATAAAAAAGAGAGGCCACGTAGCCTCCCTAAATATTTGTAACTAAAGAGCGTTACTCCTTTCCCCTTACGGGGTGTTACAATTGTTTATCTTTCATTCTCAGCTTGGTGCTGATATTTTCAAACTATATGATCCTTCAATTAAATCCAATCATCTCTTTGGAGACCCCAAAAGGGCACGGCTACGCAAATTTTCTCATGGATAGCGGGGAGGAGGGGGATCTTTATTGGATTGTCTTTCTTGATAACAGCGAAATATGGACTTTTAAAAATTCTGAAGTAAGATTAAGTAAAAACATTACTTTAGGACGACATGGAAAAAATCATAATCCCTGACGAAGAACCAAAAAAAGACAAATACGACATCAACAAACACGGTAAAAAAGGGAAAAGAGTTGGTCAAGCGGTTTACGATATCCTTCTAAAAGATTCTCCACAAAGCATGTCTACGGAGGAAATTCTTGATTCTTACCAACACGAATTTGTCAAAGAGTTTGAAAAGTGCATAGATGAAAACAAGGATCGTTACGATAGTCCATTTTATGTATTTGTTTTGTCCCACAAAGAACCTTGGGCCGAAAATGTTGTCAGAAACTGGTTTATAGGGCGCCAAACAGCCCCAGAGGCCTACGAGATGATCTTACAATACCCAAACCACATGAAGACCCTTTACCGTATCGATAAGGTTGGAGATATCAAACTCGATTGGGTCATCCCGGGCATCCAAGATATACGCACAATCCTCAAAAACCCCCATCTTTACGACCCTCAATTGGTCAAATACTGCACCTTGCCTTTCGGAATAAAAATTGACATATAAATTTTAAAATTGATATTTATAGTTCATCAATTGATCGGCTAAGCCCCGTCACAAGCTTATAGGCTGTAAAGGAATCGCCACCCATAGGACGACATGGAAGTAGAAGAAAATCAAGCAGTAACGGCCCCTATTGAGCCATCCGAAAACAACCAGTCAACCGACCGTCAAGACCAACAACAACAAATACGCAACGATCAAGCGTATAATTGGGGTGAAGCTCGACGGAAAATGCAAGAGCTAGAAAGAAAAGCTCAGGAACAGGATGAGTTGATTAGACGTCTTCAGGCCCAAACGCCTCAAGAAAAAGACGATCTAGAATCTTTGACCGACGATGATATTGTAACCGTTTCACAGGCTAAGAAATTAGCGGTAAAAATGGCCCAACAAGTCGCCGAAAATGTGGTTAAGCAAAAAGACCTTTCCACTTTAGAAGATAGAATCAACGTAAAATATCCAGACTTTCAAGATGTCGTTTCGCGTGATGCGATCGAAAAACTTAAAGTCGATGAGCCTGAACTTGCCCTCTCTTTGGCGACAATGCAAGATCCTTATCAACAAGCGGTGGCAGCTTACAAGCTATTAAAAAAAATAGGGGGAAAAGACGCCCTGACCCAAGAGCAAAAAAAAGCTATTGAGAACCGGTCGAAGCCCCAATCGTCAAGTACAATTGTCAAAAATAGCGCCATAGGTAATGCACATCTCTTCGAGAACGGCCTAACGCCAGAGTTGAAAAAACAACTCTATCAGGAAATGCAACAAGCCATGAAAGGTTTCTAGTCTTGCCCAATTAGAATGTAAATTTTAATACGGTTAGATATGTCTATTACTACTACATCCGTATTGCCAGCACCAGTACAGCAAAGCTTTAGCTTTAAGCTTCTCTCGGTGCCAGTTCCCTACATGATCCACAAGATCCCAGCGGAACTCAAGGCAATGCCAAGAAACGGCGGTACGACTCTCAGAATGAGACGTTACAATCCGCTCGCCACCGCTCCAGTACCTCTAGGAAATAGCGGAGTAACACCACCTCCACAAACACTTACAGCGATCAACATTGACGCTCAGATGAGTTTTTATGGAAGTTATGTTCTCCTAAATGAGCAAGTAACCCTTCAAAACCAAGATCCCGTTTTAAA